CTGCCAATACTGGTGGAACGATTACCCATCCAACACCAACCAAATATGATTCTTTAAATTCTGCCCCTACGGCAGTGGTGAATCAATATTCTGCAAATCCAACCACTTTGGGTACTGGCACTTTGTTTGCTGCTACTCAATTTGTTTGCCCTTCAGCTTTGACTGGAAGTGGAATCCCCATTTTCCCTATTGATACCTCTTTTGGAATAAGAAACAATCAAGCTCTTATATTACGAGGGGTTAATGAAAGCATTAGTATTTCTTTGGGTGGTAATGCAATTCCCGATGGTCTTACGATCTATTTAACGATTGAATGGACAGAAGAATAATATGTCAGTTATTTTGGACATCAATGACCAAGATATTTTTAAGGCTATGAGAGTCTTTATTCAGAGCTTTGTGCCGTCTACTGTTCAGGTGGTTCAAGCTCAGGATAATAGAGTCCCAATGCCTAAAGGTGGATTTATCACCATGAATAATACCGGTATGGATCGTTTATCCTTTAATATTGATAATTATGAATCAGTATTAGAAGGAAAAACCATTCTTACCCCAACAAGATATTCAATGCAGTTAGATTTTTATGGTCCCGATTCTCAAGTTTGGGCTATGCAAACTATGGCATTGTTTAGGGATGAGTATGCAACGGAGTTATTCCCGCCTAATATTCAACCTTTGTATGCAGACGATCCAGTTCAAATTCCGCTTATTGATGGCGAAGCCCAATATGAGCAACGATGGAAATTGGTGGCGAGTTTACAATACAACCCAATACTTTCAACTACACATCAATCTATGATTGCTGTGGACATTGAACTGGCTCCAATCGACCAGACCTTTAAACCCTAGGAGAATTTATGAGCACCATTCCTTTTTCAGAAGTAGTACAGGTAGTTCCATCGGTCTTGTCGGCTGGTGGACAGGCAGTAGACTTAAATGGCTTGTTTTTGACTCAAAATGCTTATGCCCCTAATGGTCAGATTTTAGAATTCTCTGATGCTGCTGGAGTTCAAAGCTATTTTGGAGCTAGTTCAACAGAAGCCCAATTAGCTACTATTTACTTTAATGGCTATACAAACGGTACTCAACTGCCCGGCTCATTGCTAATGACTCGTTATCCTGAGACAGCTATTGCTGGCTTTATGCGTGGCGGATCTGTAGCTTCTATGACTTTAGGCGAATTACAGGCTCTTTCAGGCACTTTAGCTTTGACTGTTGGCGGTACATTATTTGCTTCTGCAACAATCAATTTGGCTACTGCTACAAGCCCTAGCGATGCTGCAACTAAGATTCAGGCTGGATTTACAGCCCCAACCTTTACAGTAACCTATGATTCAGTTCACGGTGCTTATGTATTTACTACAAGCACTACTGGTGCTGCTGAAACCATTACTGTATGCGGTACAGACTCATTTGCTACTAGTTTGGCTTTGACAGCAGCTACAGGCGCAATTACCTCCCAAGGTTCTGACGCTACAAACCCTACAGACTTTATGACTGGTATTTTGACTAAAAATCAAAACTGGGCAACATTTATGACTGTTTGGGAAGCTACTCTTGCTGATAAAAAGGCTTTTGCTGACTGGTCCAATTCTGCTGCTCCTCGCTGGTTATATGTTGCTCAGGACACAAGCATTGCCGTATTAACTGCGAATAATACCGTTACCTTTGGTAACTATTTGCAAGTCAATGATCTAGTAGGCACTTGTGCTATTTATGGTGATTCAACATTAGCTGCATTTGTTTGCGGATTTGCTGCTTCTTTGAATTTCACCCGCTTAAATGGTCGTGCGACCCTTTGCTTTAAATCACAATCAGGTTTAGTTGCTTCTGTAAGCAATTCAACTGATTATGCAGCCGTATTAAGCAATGGTTACAACTGCTATGGTGCTTTTGGCTCTAATAACCCAGCTAACAATGCTAACTGGTTTACACCGGGCTCAGTCTCAGGTAATTGGTTATGGGCTGATACCTACTTAAATCAAATTTGGCTTAATGCAAATCTCCAATTAGCTATGGTCAATCTTTTGGAGCAAGTAGGCGCAGTTCCTTATAACGCACAAGGCAATAGCTTGATTTACTCTGCTGCTCTTGATCCAATCAATGCAGGTTTAAACTTTGGCGCAATCCGCAAAGGTATTCAAGTTTCTTCTGCTCAAGCTGCTGAAATCCAATATGCGCTAGGATTTAACGCTGCTCCTACGATTGCTGCTCAAGGCTTTTATTTGCAGATTCTTCCTGCGACTGCTCAGACTCGTGTTGCTCGTCAATCCCCTCCAATTACTCTATTTTATCAGGATGGAGAAGCGGTACAGCAGATTGTCATGGCTTCTATAGCAATTCAGTAATGTTAGAAAAATATTGTCCTTTATGTAATAAAACTCTTTCTTTTGAGTTTTTTACTAAAGCTACCAGTGAAAAACATGGTTTGGCTCCTTATTGCAAACCATGTAATTCATTCAAAAATAAAGCTCAATATTTAAAAAACAAAGAATTAAGGATGGCAAAAGCACAAGAAATTAGAAATGCTGACAAAGAAAAGGCACGATCTATTTCAAGAAATAGCTATCAAAAAAATAAAGAAAAGATTTCTGAGCGAAATAAGTTAAGAAAAGAAAAAATTTATGCGGCTGGTAAAGCGTATAGAGAAAGAAATATTGAAAAAATGAGAGAAAAATATGCTTTAAGAAGGTCTATAAAGCAAAAATGCTTTCATTTGGCAGATAGAAGTAAAATCCTTGATTTTTATAAGAAAGCAGAATTTCTTTCTAAAAAAACTGGGATTCCTCATGAAGTAGATCATATAATTCCTTTAAAGGGTGAAAAGGTATGTGGTTTGCATTGGGAGGGTAATTTGCAAGTAATAACTCGTTCAGAAAATCGCTCTAAATCAAATCATTTTATTATTCAATAAGGATAAATCATGGCAACAATTACCTCAGCAAACTCGGTTCTAACCCTAGCGGTTAATGGACTTTTTCCTGTCCCACAAGTAATTCAGGGATATGCAGTAGATGATGCCTTTGAAGGCGAGGCGGTCCAACAAGCAGAAATCTTGATGGGTGTAGATGGTGTTCTATCTGCTGGTAAGGTATTCGTGCCTTACAAAATGACTATTCATTTGCAAGCAGATAGCCCTTCTGTATTCTTGTTCGATACTTTGCGTAATGCTCAAAATGCTGATGTTGATGTATTCGCTCTAAGCGGTTCGATTACTCTTCCCGGTACAAGCATGGTATATACTTTGCAAAATGGCTTTTTAACAATGGCGACTCCGTTCCCTGCTGTTAAAAAGACATTACAGCCTCTCGTATATGAGATTACTTGGCAGCAAATCATTGGTGGTCAAATCTAAAAATGGCAAGAAAAGAAACGACATTTATAGCCGAAGTTGGTCGTGATAAGGGCAAACAATTCCTTATCACTGAAATGTCGGCTTCTCAAGCTGAAGCATGGGCTATTCAGGTAATTCTCGCTGTCGGCAATGCTGGCATCGAGATTTCCGAAGACCAAGCTGCACAAGGTATGTCAGGGTTAATGGCAGTCGGATATATGGGTTTATTAAAAATCCCTTTTGAAGCTGCCAAACCTCTTTTAGATGAAATGATGACTTGTGTTCAATTCAATCCATCATCCAACATTAAGCGTCCTTTAATAGAAGATGACATTGAAGAAGTAAAAACTCGTTTAGCGTTACGAAAAGCCATTTGGAATTTGCACATGGATTTTTTTTTAGGCGAAAACGAATCGACTTCGGAATCAGAAACGCAAGCAGTAGCACAGTCAAGTTCATTGAGTATCAAGCCACTCCGCAAACGCTCGCAACAGTAATATCGGCTAGATTGGCTACTCTCCATGAACTCGATACTGTCTATGGTGTTGAAGATTTGTGGAAACTTCTTGAAATTCATGCTGTTGATCGGCATAACGCATATTTAGCGAGTAAAAAATAATGGCAACTGTGATCGACAGCCTCCTCATAGAATTAGGTCTTGATACCTCTAAGTTCGACCAAAATCAAAAGAAATCCGTAGAACAATTACGAAAGCTAGACGAGCAAGCTCAAAAAACAGGCAAAAACATTCAAAAATCTGCCGATGACATTGGCGATGGGTTTAATTTTGCGAAAGATGCTTTGATGGCTTTTGGTTCAGTTTTAAGTTTTAGTGCCATGAAAAATTTTTTGGCAGATACTACCAAAACTAATATTGCCATTGGAAATACCAGTCAATTACTGGGAATGTCTGCTGCTGAACTTAAAGCATGGGGTCAAATGGCGGAGTTAGTCGGTGGAGATTTAGGCTCTATAACCGACACCTTTAAAAATCTTCAAAGTAATCTTGCTCAAGTAAAAATGGGTGGTGGTCAAGAATTTCTTAAAAACATAGCCTATATTCAACAGGCTACAGGAAAAGACCTTGGATTTGATTTTACTAAAGGTACTTTTGACGTTTATAAGTTATCAGATGCCCTTGCCTCTTTAAAATCTCAAGTAACTTCAGGTCAATATTTACAATTTACACAAGCAATCGGTGTAACACCTGAATCATTGGTTTTATTGGAAAAAGGATCTGATTATCTTCACAAGAATGAAGATGAATTTAGAAAACTTACCGATGCAATGGATTCCAATGCCAAAAAAGCAGAATTATTAAATGACCAATGGGTAAAAGTAAAAAATACTTTTGAAAGTATTAAACAATCAGTTTATGGTGGTATTGTCGATTTTTTATTAAAACCCTCTAATCCTGAAGATCAAGCTGCTTGGGATAGATATGACGCTATTCGCAAAGAACAAGAAGAAAAGAAATCAAAATCTACTTCAGCAGTTTCCTCTTCAAAAACTGGCGAAACAAACAAAGAAAATACTAAAAAGTTAATGGGTTATTTTCAATCCGTTGGCTGGACTAAAGAGCAATCTGCTGGAATTGTAGGCAATCTTCAGCAAGAAAGCTCATTAAATCCAACAGCTAAAAACATTGATAAATTTGGAAAATCTCATCTTGGTATAGCGCAATGGGATCCTGAGCGACAAGCTGATTTTAAAACTTGGGCTGGATTTGATATTGCCGACCCAAGAGCCAATGATTTAATGCTACAAGCTGCTTTTGTAAATTTTGAGCTTCAAAAAGGCAAAAAAATAGCGGTTGGAAATGCTCTTAAACAAATGAAAACCACTGAATCTTCATCCAATCTTGTAAGTCAAAAGTACGAGATTGCTGGAGATACTTCTGATATTAAAAGAGCTGCTTATGCCAATTCTGCTTACAATGAATCAGCTAACATGATTGGAGCTCAAAATACTGCTCCAGTAGCTTCAGGTGGCAATAAAAATGAAGTCAACACTAACATTCAAAGCATTGTGGTTAACACTCAAGCCACCGATGCTAATGGAATTAGCAGAGACATGGGTAAAGCATTGCAACAAAATACTTTGATTAACGCTGGCATAGTGGGGAATTTCTAATGTCATTAATACCCTATCCAAATATACCCCCATTACCGGGTGTTCCTGCCATTAATCGCAATTCTGCTGGCTATGTAGGCGCAGCCTTAAATGTCGTTGCACAGCTCCTTCCTGATGGCTTGTTTGGCACTAAATGGGCTATTCTTGATGCGACTACAGGATCACCTATATTGATTCCTGATAATTTCGTTTCTTATGAAAGAGTTTCTGAATCAAAGATTCCTGTTTATCCTTTAGAGCAAGGTGCTTTTGCAAGCTACAACAAAGTTAGGTTGCCAAAAACCTATAAGCTCACAGTTTCATGTAATGGCAATAAATCGACTTCAAAAATCAATTTCTTAACTGCCATTCAAAAAATGGAAACTGGAAAAAATAGCGATCAATCTCCTGTTACCGTTAAGATTGTTACTCCCGAATCTACTTCTCCAGCAGTCTGTTTAATCCATACAGATCAACGCAGGGAAGCTAGAAGCGGTGCAACTTTATTGATTTTTCAGCTTACTTTTCAAGAAGTGATTTCTATTCCTTCGCCTACGACTCCTACTGCCGAACCTTCGGGGACGGCTACACAAAGTTTTGGTCAGCTTTCGCCTACCACTACTCCAACGGGTAATTTTGGCTCTATAAATCCAAATGCAAGAGGGGCGACTGGGCTAAATCCAGCAATACAATGACAATTCAATTTATCCCTATTTCGGCTGTTCCATCGCAGACTTTTACAATTCAACTTGGAACTCAAAATTGCACAATTAATCTAAATCAGAAAAGCACAGGTCTTTTCTTTGATTTATTTATAGATGGAAGCCCTATTGTTCAATCTATGATTTGTTTAAATTTAGTGGGATTGGTTAGAGAAGCCTATTTAGGCTTTATTGGACAACTTGCTTTTATTGATATGCAAGGCACTTCTGACCCTTATTACACTGGTCTTGGGTCACAATATTTGATGATTTATAAATCATGAGCTTTGTATTAAGACAGATCAATCTCGAATTTTCCAAGAATGGCGAAGTCCTTTTGCCTCTTGAAGGGTTGAAATGTACGGCTTTGATTAGCAATCCCGGGGGGTCTAATGCCTTTGCAACTCTTCAACTGCGTGTATACGGCATGACATTAGACCAAATGAATCAATTTTCATCGGGTGGCGCAAATTTAATTATTAACGAGAATATTGACATAACTGTTTTGGCTGGTGATGTTGGCGGGACAATCGGTCAAATCTTCTTTGGGGGCATATTTTCAAGTTATATTGATTTTTCAGCCGTTCCTGAAGTTGCTTTTGTGTGCTCTGCACAATCCGGCATATTCCAAAAAGCCTCACCTTCTGCTGCTAATAGCTGGAAAGGCTCTCAAAATGTCGAAGACATCGTGAAGTCTTTGGCTGAGTCCATTGGAATGGGCTTTAGCAATAACGGAGCTCATGCCATTGTTCAAAATCAATACGCTTATGGATCAGTATTTGATCAAGTAAAACGAGTTTGTGGTGCTGCAAGCATTCCATTTTCTATTGAAGGCAATACTATTTCTATATGGGCAAATGATGGAACTAAGAATAAGACAGTCGTTTCATTAAGCAAAGAAATGGGATTAGTTGGTTATCCAAGCTATTACCAGTCAGGGCTTATCGTGAAATCAATATATAACCCTGATATTTCTATTGGCTGCACTATAGACCTTACATCGATTATTCCTAAAGCCAATGGTAAATTCCCTATTTTGGGATCAACTCATGAATTAAGCACTTTGACCCCCGATGGTCCTTGGTTTACAACGGCTCAACTAGCTCCAACAGGAACATTTAATGTCCCAAAAAACTAGCGTACCAAGTGGAATAACTCCTTCAGCATTTAATTCTGAAGTTGCTCAAATCCAGCTAATTATTAAGGCTGCAATGGCTGGAATGAGAACTTCTATGCCTGTTTCGGTAGTAGCCGTTACAAACAATGGCGGTCTTTCTGCGATTGGATATGTTGATTTGCAGCCATTGGTTAGTACAGTAGACGCTTCAGGGGTAGCTTGGGAACATGGAATTATTCACAATGTCCCTTATATGAGAATTCAAGGGGGTGAAAATGGAATTATTCTTGACCCTGTGGTTGGCGATATTGGTATTGCTCTTGTTTGTGATCGAGATATTTCGACAGTAAAAAATACCAGCGCAATATCCGCACCCGGCTCAAATAGAAAATTTGATATGTCTGATATGGTTTATTTGGCTACCATCATCGGGCAAGCACCTACGCAATACATTCAATTTAATAGCTCAGGCATTACCATTCATTCCCCTACTAAGGTTACAATTACTGCACCGAATGTAGAAGTGGATGCGACAACTTCAGTAAAAGTATCATCCCCTAATGTTGAAATAGATGCTTCTACAGCTTGCACTATAAATGCCCCTAGTATTGTGTTAAATGGGGCTATATCGCAAGGTGGAGGCTCTTATGGTGGCAATGCAACAATGGCTGGAAGTTTAACTGTAACAGGCGATGTAACGGCTGAGGGAACAAGTGTTCATACTCATAAGCATGGTGGAGTTCAAACAGGTGGTGGACAGACGGGAGTGCCAGTTTAATGACTATTATTCAAACTTCTTTACTGCTCGATCAGTCGGCTTGGGATCTCGTTCTCGACATTAATGGCAATATCGCTTTAGGCAGTGCTCCTTATTCAATAGCGCAGGATGTAGCTTCAGCCACTAGAACCTTTCTAGGAGAATGCTGGTACAACACCGATTTAGGCATTCCATATTGGCAAGAAATACTTGGCGAAATGCCTCCCCTGTCTTATATTAAACAACAAATTATTGAACAATCTTTTACGATCCCCAATGTGGTTGCATCGGAAGTGACGTTTCAATCTTTTGCAAATCGTCAACTTTCAGGTCAAATTCAAATAATAGATACAGATGGAGCGATAAACAATATCGCTTTTGGAGGGTAAATGAGCACTAGCGTTCCACAAATTACATGGGTTAACGGAAGCCCCGTTCTTCCAGCCGAACTAGACATTTTGGCGGGTGTTCAGGCAGACATTAATGCTGCTTTTGGCGGTGGAGTTAATCCTTCCCTACAAACCCCACAGGGTCAAATTGCACAGTCTGAAACAGCCATTATTGGAGATAAAAACAGCGAAATTGCCTATATTGCCAATCAAGTTAATCCTGCAATGGCTTCGGGCATTTGGCAAGATGCCATTGGCTACATTTATTTCATTACCCGAATTCCCGGTGCTGGCACAGTCGTACAAGCTACTTTAACTGGCGCAGTCGGAACAGTAATTCCTGCCGGAGCAGTAGCCAAAGATACCAGTGGGTATCTTTACAACTTAACCGATACAGTTACGATTCCTTCTTCGGGTTCAATTACAGGTCAATTTCAAAATCAAACTGAAGGTGCGATAGCTTGCAATATTGGCGCATTGACCATCATTTATACAGCGATCGCCGGATGGAATACTGTCTATAACTCTACTGCTGGTGTCTTGGGTAACACTGTAGAGTCTCGAGCAGCCTTTGAAGCCCGTAGAGCTGCCTCTGTTGCCGGAAACTCTGTGAATTCATTACAGTCTATTTTTGCTGCAGTTTCAGAGGTTTCAGGAGTTCTTCAAGTATTGACCATTGATAACGCTACGAATGCACCTGTGGCTTATGGATCCACTTCATATACGATTGATGCTCATTCAATGGTAGTAAGCGTCTATGGCGGTTTGGCAACAGATATTGCTCAAGCCATTTGGAGCAAGAAACCACCGGGCTGTTCATATAATGGAAATACGACTGTAGTTGTTTATGACACCAATTATGCGACTCCAGTTCCTTATGATGTGACTTTTTTGACACCTACGGCTACTCCTGTTTATTTCAACATTGAAATTAAAAACAGTTCATTTTTGCCTTTCAATATCATTACATTGGTTCAAAATGCAGTTATTCAATCATTTAATGGTCAAGATGGTGGGACAGCCGTTCAGATTGGCAGCACGTCTTATTCGGGTCGTTACTATGCCAATATCAACGCAATTAGCCCTAGCGTCAACGTGATTGAAGTCTATCTTGGGTTCTCTGCGAATCCTACGACTTTGTTGGTTGATCTTGGAATAGACCAAGCCCCTACATTATCTGCAAGCAATATCATGGTGACATTGGTTTAATCATGCTAAATTGGGATAAAACTCTATTAAGCCAGTATTGTGATTCCCCCACTTTAAAAGGGATGCTTGAATCATTTAATGAAGCAGTCGATCCAAGTGTCGATATTGCTTTGTTTTATGCAAACATTTGGGATGTCAATACTGCCGTAGGAAATGGGTTAGATATTTGGGGTTTGATCGTTGGATGCTCAAGATACCTACAAGTCAATGAAACCCCTTATTTAGGGTTTGATGAAGCCTTTACCGTATCAACTGACCCAACAGGTCCACAGCCATTTGACCAAGCTCCATTCTATGATGGTGAGCCCACTACTTTTACTTACGCAATGAGCGATACGCAATATCGTCAGCTCATCATGGTTAAAGCTGCTGCAAATATTTCCAATCTATCTATTCCGTCTATTAATGCCTTGCTAAGAGCAGAGTTTGGAGTGAATAATGGAATTGATCCATACGGACCAGCTTATGTCCAAGATTTAGGTAATATGGAATTTAATTACTATTTAGATTTTGTTCCAAGCCCAGCTCAAATTGCTATTATTACTAACTCGGGGGTATTTCCTCGACCAGCAGGTGTTAAAGCAAATCTAATTTACATTTAGGATCAAATATGCAAAGTACCAATATCCCTTCAAAGATTCCGCTTCCATTTGGCTATGCTGCTGGATCAAGTTATATCAATCCAATTCCTGCAGCTTCGCAAATAGGAATTAATGATGGACGTGCCTCATTGCATGATGGCTTCCCACCCGATACCTTTACCCCTGTAGCTGCTGGCGGTATTCCTCCATTTGGCGGTGACTTTAATGGTATTTTGAATGAAATTACATCCATTACCCAATGGCAAGAAGCTGGTGGTTTCTTTGTTTATGATGCAACTTTTTCTACTGCGGTAGGTGGATACCCTAAAGGGGCTATTCTTCAAAGCACTTCATTTGATGGTCTTTGGACTAGCTCAGTAGAAAACAACACCTCCAATCCCGATGCCAATGGCGCAGGATGGACTCCTACTGCGTTTAATAATCTCAAATCCATTGCTCTATCAGGATCTAGCGTTACCTTAACTCAAGTTCAAGCAGCCTATCCAATTTTGATTTTTACTGGAACTTTGACTGCAAATTGCACTGTCAATATTCCAGCACAAGTCGGAAAATGGATTGTCGTTAATAGAACTACTGGTTCTTTTACTGTTCAATTTAAAACTCCATCCGGCACTGGTGTCTACGCTCCTCAAGGTTACGCTGTTTACACTTATGGCGATGCAACAAATATCTATTATGTTTCTTCAGGATTTAGCACTCAAGAAGGTTATTTAACAGCCACCCAAGGACAGACTTTATTTCCTTTAACTGGCTTTAATTATGTACCAAATACCAATAATATTGCCATATTTGTAAACGGCAGCAAACAGCTTAGCGGAGTCAATTTTTCAGAAACTAGTTCAACTGCAATTTCTTTTTTAAGCGGTTTAAATGCTGGTGATATTGTTGAATTTGTTATTGGAGCCAGCTTTGGGTCTCCTTCAATTTGGGCAAGCAATGTTTATTACAACGAGCAAGGAACTGGCGCAGTTACTAGAACTTTAGAATCTAAACTTCAAGAAACTATTTCTGTTTTAGATTTTGGTGCTGTAGGTGATGGTGTAGCTGATGATACTGATGCTTTACAAAATGCTATAAATGCTGCCGAAAATAATAAATTGTATATTCCAGCAGGAACATATATTATCCAAACGCTATCTTTGTTAGTTCCTAGCAACATTACTATTTATGGCAATGGCATTGGAAGAACTATTCTTAAAGCTGGTAATAGCGCTTCAGTTCCGACAAGTGGAGCAATATTTAACAACTCCAATATTCCATCAAATGTATTAACAGTAAATTCAACAACGTTAAACACCAATATCACAATTAGTGATATGACGTTAGATGGAAATAAAGCAAACAACGTAGGCGGTTATTTGTATGCTTTATATTTTGTTGGTGTGTCTAATATAACCCTTACAAATGTAAGAGCGCAAAATACGACTGGTCAAGGATTGCAATTAAACTTTACTGATAAAGTTCAAATACTTAATTGCGAATCTGATTCCACCAATGCTGATGGCATCCAGCTTGCTGATAGCATGGAATACTTGATTGATGGATGCAAAGTAACCAATAGCGGTGATTATGGAATTGAAGTAGACCATGGCTTGTTTCCCGTAACCTCTACTTATTCAACTGGTAGCGGGACAATTTCTAATAATGTGGTCAGCGGTTGCGTAAATTTTGGTATTGCAGTTAGAGGGCAAATCAATACAGAAAACCCAAATAACAATCCAATTAAAGGCGCAGTTATTATTGGAAATCATGTAACTACATCATCTTCTGGTATTTGTTTGCAAGAAGCCGTAGATAGTTGCGTAGTAGAAGCTAATGAAAGTTATGCAAACTCAGGCTCAGGTATTGTTTGCTCTCCCGGCACTATAGCTGGAATTACACAAAATACTACAATTAAAAACAATATTTCTCGTGATAATGCAAATATGGGTATTTTTGCTGATTCAGCCGTACAAATGGTAATTGAAGGAAATATTATTGTCCGTAATCAATATTACGGCATTAAAGGTTCTTTTGGATATAGCCTTATTAAAGGCAACAATGTTTCAGGAAATTGCTTAAGTTCATCTTTTAGCTTTAGCGGAATCGCTGTTCAAGATTGCACAAACGCAACTATTGAAGGTAACTTTATTTACAATGAAGCATCTACTTGTGCCTACGCTATTGCTGAATTAACTTCAAATTGTGCAAACAATAGTTTTATCAATAATTATCATGGCTCTAAAGGTTTTGGTTTTCAATCCACTCAGAGATTCTTTAGTGACCCGCAAACGGTTTCAGTAGGTCCTACAGGGGCTATTGTTCCTACTATAACAAGTACAGTTCCTACTACATCAAGTGCTGGCGGAACTGTAGGAAACATGGCTATTAGTGGCACTTATTTATATATTAATAATGGTGGGCAATGGTATCGTGTTCCAGTATCTACATTCTAAGGATAACTAATGCCTAATATGTTATTCGCTAAAAACTGTAATACTACTTTAAATGGTGGTAATTAATGTCATTGAACTTATTTGATAGGGTTAAAGAAACTTGTTTTGCACCGGGAACAGGAACAGTCACCCTATTAGGAGCTGTAACAGGTTTTCAATCGTTTGCCATTATTGGTAATGCCAATACTTGTTATTATACGATTGCCGATCAATATGGTGCTAATTGGGAAGTGGGCATTGGAACTTACACCTTGTCAGGCACGACATTAGCTCGTACAACAGTTTTATCCTCTAGTGCTGGTGGCACAACTAAAGCCAATTTTTCTACTGGTATTCAAGACGTATTTGTTACTTATCCAGCAGAAAAAGCATTTTCTACCGATATGATATTAGGAGTTCCTAATGGAGGCACAGGATTAACTACTCTTACTACTGGTTACATTCCATTTGGCAATGGAACAAGTGCTTTTGGTTCTAGTTCTAATTTATTTTGGGATTCTGTAAATAGCCGTTTAGGTGTTGGTTTTAGCTCTCCTACGGCTCAAATAGAAATAGCTGGTTATCCAAACGCTACATTTAAGATTGGTGATGGTGGTTCAGGAACATATACATTTAGTAGACAAGCTGGTGATGGTTATTTTCATAGCGTAGATAACATAGGAAGTTACGGATTTATTTGGACTACTGGTAGTACCGAAATAATGAGGACTTCTAGCGGTAATTTGCTAGTTGGTAATTCATCAGTTTCTGGAGTAATTACTTCTGGTGGAATTTGTGTGGCTCCTGGAGCAGGAATTGGCTCTATTTTAATAGGCCATACATCTGGAACAGCAAGTGGAGAATCTTATGCAAGTTTTTGGTATAACAACACAGTTATTGGAACTATTACTCAAGCAGGAACTACAGGAGTTCTTTACAATGTAACATCTGACTATCGTTTAAAAGATGTAGTTGGCAGTATTTCTGATTCAGGCAGTCGCATTGATGCTTTGCAACCTATCAATTACACAATGAAAGCGGATGGCTCTGCTCAAAGAGGATTTTTAGCACATCAATTTCAAGCTATTTATCCAAACAGTGTAAGCGGTGAAAAAGATGCTGTAGATGCAGAAGGAAAACCAATTTATCAAGCTATGCAAGCATCTAGCCCTGAAGTAATGGCTGATTTAATTGCAGAAATCCAATCTCTTCGCGCTCGTTTAAAAGCGGCAAATATTGCATAAGGCAAACTATGACTACATTAATTCCAAAATATGACCAAGGCTCTACTGGTGCGGTAAATAGGCCATTTAATCAAAAACTTGCTGAAACAGTAAGTGTAAAAGATTTTGGTGCTGTTGGTGATGGAACTACCGATGATACAGCAGCTATTCAAGCTGCGCTTACTTATGGTGGGCCAGCAGGAAAAACTATTTTTTTTCCAGCAGGACAATATAAAATTACTTCAGGTCTTACATTTACTCCTAATGGTGGCGGTATTGACATGGAATCTGTTGATTATGGTGTAGGTGCTACATCTTCAGATTATGGAATTTATGCACATGGAACAGGCTATACAGCTTTAACAGTAAATCCTTCAAGATTTACAACATTTAATATTTGTATTGGCGGATTAAGCAACACATTAAATGGCATTTATTTTAATAATCCCCAACAAGCCGTTGCTGGAAAAATACAAGTTTCTAATTTTGACGGTTTTGGCGTAAAAATAGACAAATGTTATGATTGTTTATTTGATACGATTGCTATTCAATATTGCGGAAATACAAGTGAATACGCTTTTTCAATGAATGATGCAGGTCAAACTTGCAATCATACAACCATTAATAGACTTCAAGCTGAGTTATGTCTTGCTCAAGTTATTTACATTAGTCCAAATACTTTATCTTGTTTTATCAATAATATTCATTCGGAAAGAGCAACTGCATCATCAGGCTACACAACTTGGCTTCTTGGAATGGCTCGTGGTCGTTATGATGTTATAAGGCTTAATTCAGTAAATCCTACTGATGCTACGGCACAAATTGTTGGTGGTAATGCTACTTATGCCAACTTATTAACAGAAGATGCAATTACTGTTTCTGTTGAAACAACAACAACAACAAATTCAGTAACAATAGAAACTCCTGAAATTGCTGGAACATTACAAGCGGTTTCTGGAAATACTGGTTTAATTAATTTGTTCGGTGGAACTGTTAATGTTTTGATTGGACAATCTGAATTTTGGAATATATTCGGTACTGAAATTACTTCATTAACTGTTGGAACTGCAACTGGTGTTCCTACCAATTTTAAATTATTTGGCTCAAATATTGGAACATTAACTGCTGGAACTGCTGATTCTGCTGCAACATTTAATAATTGTGTTATTAATGCAGTTACATCTTTTTTGTCAAATGGTGTTTATAACGATTGCATTATTTCAAATGGTTCTGCTATTACAGCAAGTTATGTAGCTTGTGTATTTAATAACACAATTATTAATGCTTCTGTAAATATTAGTCAAGTTGGCGCACAAAGAATGTCATTTATTGGACAAACCTATGTAAACGGAACATTAAGTTTAAATAGTGGTAGCACAAGTGCTTGTGTTTTTGGGCCTGAATTTAGAGTCAATAGTCAATCAGGATTAAATACACCACCAAATGGGTCTGCTTGGTTAGTTGGCGATACCACTAAAAATATTGCTCCTGCTGTAGGCTCTCCTAAAGGATGGATATGCACAGTAGCTGGAACTCCTGGAACTTGGGTATCAATGGGTAATCTATAATAAGGAAGCGTATGAAAACATTTACATTAGAAGATAAAAAATTAGAGTTTGTTAAAATTAAACGCAATGCAATTAAATATCTAAAATAAGGATAAACAATGTTCTCCATTAAACAATTTGTTATTAATCTTTCTTCAGAAGCTCGTCAAGAACTTCGTAATCTAATTGATGAAATCGAAGGAAACGCTCCCGTTGAAACCCCAGCAAATCCCGTTGTAGAACAAGACCAATTAGATTCTGCAGAAGAAAATCAAGCCAGCGATGCGTCAGCTCCCGTTGAAACCCCTGCTGAGGAGTAAGTGACATGGATTGGTCAGCAATAGTTGCATCAATAGCAATTTTAGCTACTGCAGCCTCGGGAGTTATTGGCTGGTGGTCAAAAGAGCTATCTAAGAATCAGGATAAGATTGTTTCAGACCAATCTACCTTAGCAAGACAGATCAATAATCTTGAAGTTAAGGTTTCAGAGCATTATGTTAAACGTGAAGACCTCCAAAACGTTACAGCTCAGATATTTCAAAAGCTGGATAAGATTCTTGATAAACTCGATACAAAGGCAGATAAATGATGTTTACAAAACTTTGTGCATTGCTTCGCAGAAAGCCTGTTGAATCAGCCAGCATCACAGGATTGACTCAAGCTCCTATTCCTCCAAAGAAAAAAATTGCGGTTAAAAAAATAGTCGCAAAAAAAGTAATCTCAAAAGTGACAAAACCAGCATTTAAAAAGTTAGCAACAAAGAAAGCTGCGTTAAAGAAAAAATGAAACTTTTTAAAGACGTTCTAACAGAAGACGATGGGCAGACATATTGCGCTGCTCGTTTATGCGCTGTAGCTGCTCTTTTTGGTTTTTTGGCTATTGCCATTATTCATGTTTTACATGGTAAGGATATTGATTTTTCACAGCTTGGGGTGGGTTTTGGTACAGTTCTTGGAGGGTCAGGGGTTATGATCGGAGCTAAAGCTGCCACCCAAAAAACTGAAAGCCAATAATGTTCAAAAATCTTTTTAGCAATATTGCTGGATTTTTAACCAATGGATCTTCGCTCTATATTTATGTCGGTGTATTTGTAACTGGTCTTGCTTTAGGTATTTACCCTACATATAGATTAACTTCAGATCATTATGAAGCTAAGATCGCCAAAGTCAATCAAGATGCTTTTGAGCACACTACTAAAGTGATAGAAGAACAAGCAGCCATATCTCAGAATACGCAAAAGGAAAAAGATGAACTACAAAATCGTTACGATACTGTCGTTGATATGCTTAGGGGGATGCGCAAGCCCGGTGTATCAGCAGACTCCAACTCCATCGTCCCAATACCAAGTCAAGGACTCCGATTACTTGGGTCAAATGCAGAGTTTCTTTTTAGATTTGCAAGAGAATGCTCCAATACAGAAATAGAGCGTAATGATGTTATTCAAAAATACAACGCACTAACAGTTAAATAATGGAATACTCAAAAAATGGGCTTCATCTTACTGAGTCTTTTGAAGGATTAAGCCTTGTTTCTTATCCTGATCCCGCTACAGGTGGAGAGCCTTGGACGATTGCTTATGGACATACTGGACCGGATGTTCACCCGGGCATGACTATTACTCAAGAGCAAGCTGAAGAATTCCTTATGCAAGACGTTCAAAAAGCCGTACAAACTGTTAATTCAAAAGTACATACAGACCTAACC